TTTGTAACCACTCCTCATGCTTATCATGAATTGTTTTTAAATAATCTATTAATATATTTGTTTCAGCTTCCCTATTACGATGTTTTATTCTTGTTAAACATGTTTCAGGAGAAGAACGTATATAGATAATAGCATCTGGCATTTTGAATACTTTATCAGTTAACCAACTATACCACTGCTTATAACATTCCTGTTCAATATCTTCAATCATTTCCATCTCAATCATTGATTTCATAAATACATGATTATCTGTCAAAACTGACCGTTCCATATACCTCAATTGTTTTTCCTGTGGAACATCCTGATAACGTAATCGTGTCTTGAAAACTATTGACTGGAATAAATAACCATACCTCTTTGGATCTCTGTAAAATGCACTCAATAATGTTTCTCCATCTTTCGTCTTTATATCTTGCCATGCATTTAATGGCTCTAAAAAGACCTCTACATTACTATCATTTGATAGTGTTCCTAGTAATGTTGATTTACCACATCCTATATTTCCCTCTATTACTATCTGTTTCTTTTCCATGTCTAATTGATATTGTTATTAGTAATCTTATATTGTTATTATTAGAATAATTCATTTTTTTACATGATAAATGAAAACTTGAAGACACCTATTAGAGTGTTTGATAGGTTAAAAAAGGTGAATAGCTCTAACGTAAAGGTCTCGTCTACAAGCCATTCTTCCTTGATTTCCCGTTCTAATGCTTCCTTATGATTCTCTAATCTGAGTGAACCATTATTATTGATATATTGAAGCTTTCCTCCAACAAGCTTTTCAACCTTATTATTGACAATATCATACATCATATCATACTCTTGTTCAATATTATAAACCCATACATTATCAGATGGTAGGGAATTCTTAATGTTCTTTATAGAACTTTCATATATATTCATAGCCTTTTCTGTACTCTTTAACTCGTCTATAACATAATTAGGTATAAATGGTGATACAATATTGTTACTTACTATATGTGTAACCTCTTTCTTCTTCATATTAATTTTTCTTTCATTGAATCTCTTCTGAAGAAGCATGTAATTATAATATGACATTGTTATTAAAGCATGAATATTATTGTAATAAGGTATTTCATGAATTTGAACTGAATGATCATTAATCTTATAAACAAGTTTAATAGGATATACTGTTTCGATCGTCTTGTATGCTTGAAATTCAACCCTCTGATTATTTAGCAAAAAAAGAGCAAAATCAGGTGTCATTTCAATTGTTAGATTTCTGATATTACCAACTAACTCTTGAATACCAAGCTGTTTTTCTGTTATCTCTTTTGGCCAACGAAACATACACGTCAACTTCTTATCAGGTATATGATTAATAACCTTCATCTGTATTGGAGTATCCAATATATCATCCAATAACAACTGTCGTAAACGACTCGTTATTACAGGTGCCTCATATGGCATATTCCTTAGGAAGAAGTTAATAGGACTCTTTCTTATAACGTAGTCCATTGCTTGTTCCTTGTAGGTTGTTGTAGTTGGATTAATATAATATGAAAGTTTAGGGAATACATATTATCAATTTTTTATTTAATCAACAAAGTTGATTAAATAATAAAGAGAACGAACCGTTAGGTGAGATCAATTTTTTATATATTGAGTTTTACTCAATATATAAAAAATTAGGTGAGACTAAATTGTTGCAATATCTAGTTCTTTCTCATTAGTAAACCATACCTGATCCGTCTCTCCTGTTTGTTCACACTCCGTATTAATATCAGTCCATATACCCATAACTCTCATCATATCAACCTCCGATGACTTGTATACAAATGTAACCTCATATATCCCACAATCCTTATCAAAATGCACTAATACAATATCACCCTTCCCTATCCATACACGCTTTCTAAATGAACCTGGTATACGACATTTATGTCCAGTATCATCTATTGTAACCTCTATCATATTAGCTCCATATAATGTAGTTACTTTGCCACAAAAAGTGACCACATTATCTGCCCATGGAATATTTCTAGTATTAATATCATTTTCACCCCTTTTTTGCTTCTTGTGGTGTTTACCACCTGTTGTGTTTTTTACCATTTTTTCTTTATTGCTCTACCATAGAATATTATTTTTCTCTTTATATAGTAAATGAGAAATGACTTTAGTAATAATTTTTATGAAGCTGTAAATGCAGAATGGTTACGATCCACATCTATTCCATCTAGTCAATCAAGATATGGTCAATTTGATATCCTAACCATAAATAACTTTAATCGTATCACAAACCTTCTTACTACACTTAATGACCCTATTTTAACTCCCTTTTACAATACAGCTATGAAACAACATCTATCAACTGATAATATTAATACTATTACTAAATATATTGATACTATCAAAGATAACATTATTTCTAATACATTGGCTGATAATATGCCAAGTATATTTTCTATTCATGTATCTGCTGATTTATCTGATAACCAATTTGAAATGATATATATTGATGAACCCTCATTATCTCTTCCTAATAAACACTATTATAATAATCCTAAATACTCATCTTTTCTTAACACATACAAACAATATGTTAAAGATACCATCGCCAAATATAATCTAAATATTCCATATGATGATGTCCTTAAAGTTGAAACAAATATAGCTAATCTTATGATGAATAAAGAAGATAAACGTAATATACACACTATCTACAATAAAATGTCAATATCTAATTTTATCTCTTTGGCAAAAAATATAGATGTTGAAAATATTCTACAAAAGTTTCAACAAAATTTTCCCTCTATTAAACTACCATCTGATGTAATTGTTACTAATACTAATCTAATTAGTAAACTTCATACTATTGGTACACCTCTTGAAATTAGTAATTTTATTAAATGGTCAATTTATAACTCAAATTTACCCTACATTAACCAAGATACAGAAGAACATTATTTTCAATTCTATGGAAAAAGTTTAGGAGGATTAAAAGAAATGAAAACCCGTGATATTCGCATTATTTCACTAATGACTAATAATTTAGGCGATTTATTAGGATATCATTATGGAAAAAAATATTACACATATGCTATTTTTGAAAAAATGCAAAAAATGATTGATAATATTAAAGAAGCTATGAAAAATATATTACTTAATTTATCATGGATGTCTTCATCCACTAAACAAAAAGCCTTGGAAAAATTAAATTCTATGAAATATAAAATAGGATCTCCTCAAAAAATAAATGATTATTCAAACTTACATCTATCTGGTAATTTATTTAATATGTTACAACAAATTTCCAAATATAATTTACAACTAGAAATAACAAAAATAGGTAAACCTTCTGATAAAGATCTATGGGAAATAGGTGCACATGAAGTTAATGCCTATTATAGTCTTGTTAAAAATGAAATTGTTTTTCCTGCTGGTATTCTACAACCACCATTTTTTGATATTGATACTTTTGATGAAATAAATTATGGTGCTATTGGGACTATCATAGGACATGAAATATCACATGGTTTTGATGATCAAGGTAAAAAATTTAATGAAAATGGTAAATTAATAGATTGGTGGTGTCAACATGATAAAGATAAATATAATAAAGAAGCTGATAAAATGGTTAAACAATTTAATAATATACATGAAGAAGGACATAATATTAATGGTAAATTAACTCTCGGTGAAAATTTAGCTGATTTAGGTGGAGTTCAAATAGCTTTAGCTGCTCTTAAAAAAACTAAACCAAATGCAGATCTTCATGCCTTTTTTGTTTCATATGCCACTCTATGGAGACAAATCATTCGCAAAGAAGAAATTGTTAAACGTATAAAATCTGATCCTCACTCACTTGCTAAATATCGTGTTAACCAAATACTAAAAAATGTACCTGACTTTCATACTCTATATAAAATAAAACCATATCATGATATGTACTTAGAAAAACATCATATGGTCCAACTTTGGAGAAACTAATCTGAAAACATGTCCTCATCATCGTGAAATTTACACTGTTTAATTGTAATATCATTATTACACTTTAACATATTTATATGCTTATTGATATTCTGATCTGAATAACCATATTTAGTCCGTAATAACTCCTTTAACTCTTTTACCTTAGGCTCCTTTATTTTTAAATGTTCTTTAGTTACTGCTAATACTGGTGCTTTACGAAAGTATTTACGTGCTAATGGATACCTCTCTAAAAACTCAGGAGATGGTTTATATTTACTATTCTTAATAATATCTTCAATAGAACCATACTCAATAATTAAATCATGAGCACGTTTCATACCAACACCTTCTATTGTTGGACAATAATCACATCCTAATAATATACACATATCAATAAATTGTAAATGTGTCATCTCTAATTCTTTTAATATTATATCTAAATCATATTCTACAACCTTTCCTGTTGAACTAATATTACGATATAATTTTTTGGTTCCAAATGTTAATATATCCATATCTTCTGAACCAACACCATCTGCTATCTTTTTATTCACTAAATATACACATTGAGGATCAGCTTCCTCTGGTGCTTCTACATATGGTATTCCCATTAATGTTAATAACTCTTTACACTCCTTGATCTGTTCCTTTGTAATATATACTGAACGCTTTTTTAACTTCAACTGTTCCTCCTCATTAGTCTCATCCTGAAGTTTAATAATTGCTTTAATCTTCAAACTCTTTCTCATATCTAATATATGTTGTTTAATACTTGGTGATATACCATCAAAAACATATATAGGTTTAATACCTCGTTTAACTAAATTAGAAGTTTTCATTAAGATTGCATGGATATGTGTTGTAATATGACCATCTGGTGACTTGAAATCATCTATGTGATCTTTTACCGCTATTAAAAACTGATATAGAATATTAGATGTATCTAATGCCAATACCTTACCTGTCATATCTTCATTTTGAAGCGTTTTTATACCTCCTGGAGCATATGTCTTTATAACTTTACTTAAGTTATGAATACCCATATTGACAATTACAGAGATAATAAATCCTTATCTAATGTGTCTTTAAACAAATTACTGTTCTCTTCAATTTTTATTATTAATTCTTGATTAATACAATCATTACGCGATAGCTGATATAGAGATATTTTGTCATGATATTTCTCTATAATTTCCCAATTTAACCACTGATTGGCTGATACATATTTCCAATTTAATTTGTCACTATACTTGGTGATTTGTTCATTTGTTAACATTTGATGAGTAGAAATAGAATCCCAAACAATATCCTTATCTAGATTTTCAGGCAATACTTCTATTAATTTATCTAAATCTTCCTGTTTAAATTCCATATAAATTAATACAGAATACCATGCATTTTCTGTCATTTTATCTTTGTTATCTAAAATACATTGTAAGGTTATTTGTGTTATTAAACCAATATTGTCCCAAAATGGCTTATCCTTGAAATATTCAATAAAACTATCGTTAAATAAATATTGTGTTAAATAATTTAATGGTAATACTTTCCAATTAATCTTGTCAGAAAACTTTTCTATAATTTCTAATGTCAAATACTGTTCAACAGTAATAATATCCCAATCCCATTTATCATGATATTTTTCTATTAATTCTGATGTAAGTGACTGATTAGTAGCTAATGCAGTCCAATCAACTGGATATATCTTGTCAATGTAAAATTGTATCATTTCCACTGATAAACTTTGATATTGAACCATATTTATATAATCTTCTGGGTAAAAAATATAGTTATCTCGCATCCATAACAAAATACTATCATCAAATTTCTGATATTTTAAAACATATTTCATATTCATATCAGTATGATGTTGACGAATAAAGTCTAATGTAAGAGTCGTATTTTGACAAATGTATTCCCAATATTCTTCATCGTCAAAATGAACATCCATCATATTTTTAAAAAATATACTCAATTTTTCTGGATCTGATGTCAATGTATTTATTACATTCTGATAAAGTTTCTTATCATCCTTACTCATTTTAATGGTATTATATATATATGTATTATACCATTATAAGTCTTTATCCTAGTTTAATCACTAAATAAAGGCGCAATATCTATCTTTGGTTTATCACTCGTTTCTGCCTCTGTTTGATTATCTGTATTTATTTTACCCCAAACTTTCATCTCTTGATCACTATCTCTTAATCTCTTGAAAAAATGTCTTTCTTGAGTTGACATTGAAACTGAGCTTTCACTTTCTGAATATGGAATATATTCATTAGGTACAGGTATAACTACCTTATTTTTTTCAACATCATTTAAATAAGAAATAATTTTTATTAATGTTGAACTTGGTAGAGTATTAATATTTAAATAAACTCCATTATCATTAACAGTATAACGATTACTATCTTCATGAACAATTTGAAATATACGCTTGTAATGTTTTTTATTCTTTAATTGTTCAATACGATGTGCTAAATTTTTCTTCTCATGGTGTGTGAGCTCCTTGTTCATGTCTATATTAATATCACACAATTATTTATCAGATTTTTTCCTCAATTATATAATATACAGATATGGATATTATAAAAGATGTCAGTTATCCATCTATTCAAGATGACGAATTTCAACGTAAACTTTACGAAAAACGTGAATTTCATATTAATCGTATTCCTGAATCTAAAAATATAGAATCATATGATCAACTTAAACAATATCGTGATGATGCATGTGCTGGTAACTTTCAACTGCTATCTCAACAAAATTTACTCGCTAATTTTATTAATCCTGATACCCCCTTTCGTGGTCTACTTATATTTCATGGCCTAGGCTCCGGTAAAACATGCACTGCTTTGGCTATATGTGAAAAATTTAAAGAACAAGTTAAAAAATATAACACCAAAATATATATTCTAGTCCCCGGTCCTCTTAATAAAGAAGGTTGGAAAGATGAACTCGTTAAATGTACTCGTGATACCTATCGTAAAGAAGGTGACTCTAATATTATTGATAAAAATGAGAAAGAAAAAGCATTATGTAGAGCTAAAGCTTCTGCTCTTCAATACTATCGTATTATGAGTTACCGTGGCTTCTATAAAAAAGTTCTCGGACAAAAAATTATCGAAAAAAAAACTGATACCGAAGGTAAAAAAAAATCTTATAAAAAAACAGAAGAAGGTGAATATGAAAGAGAACTTTCTATTGATCGTATTGATAATCTTAATAATAGTATAATTGTAGTTGATGAAGCTCATAATATAACAGGTAATGAATATGGTTTAGCCTTACAAAAGGTAATTGAAAATTCTCAAAACTTGCGAGTTTTATTAATGTCAGCAACTCCTATGAAAAATTTGGGGGATGATATTGTAGAAATGATTAATTATCTCCGTCCAAAAAATGATCCTATGATGCGTGATAAAATCTTCTCCTCTGATAAAAATTATAATATGGCTCTAAAACCATCAGGTATTGATTACTTTAAAAAAATGGCTCAGGGATACGTATCATTTTATCGTGGTAGTAATCTACTTACCTTCGCTAAACAAGTTGATATGGGAGAAATACCCAAAGAATTATTATTTACCTCTATAGTTCGTTGTCCTATGGATAAATTTCAATTGACAACATATAATAGTGTTAAAGAAGATAAAGTAGCTGCATTAGAAGATGCCCTCGAAAGAAGAAGTGCAGCTGTTGCTAACTTTGCTATACCCGGTTTAGATACTAGTAAAAATGTAATTGGTTATTTTGGTAGAGAAGGATTATCTACCTTACGAAATCAACTAAATTCTAATAAATTACAAGTACAAACTAAAATTAGAGACATGTTTTTCTCCAAAGATATTAATCCTTCAGATGTTATTTATGAAACCAAAAATAAGAGTTTATCTGGTCTTATCTTTAAACAACCATATATTAACAATTTTTCTATCAAGTTCGCAAATTGTCTTGATAATATACTTCAATTAGTTAAAGGAAAAAAAGGTAGTCATACCGCTTTTATATACTCTAATCTTGTTAAATCTGGTATTGAATTGTTTGAACAAACACTTTTACAAAATGGATGTCTAGAATGGAATGATACTGCAAGCTACCAAATTAATGATGATACTAGAGATGCTATTACAGGTATACCATATGCAGAATATTTAAAGTCAAATATCCAACGTCAATTTTATCCTATGACTTTCTTAACTATTACTGGACAATCTGAAGAATCTAAAGATGCTATCCCTGAAGAAAAGAAACGTATTCTTGATAATGTCTTCTCACAAATTGATAACTATGATGGACGTAATATTAAATTCATTTTAGGCTCTAAAGTAATGAATGAAGGTATTAGTCTTAGAAATGTTAAAGAAGTACATATTTTAGATGTATATTTCAATCTTGGTAAAGTTCATCAAGTTATTGGTCGCGCTATTCGTCATTGTGTTCATTATGATATTATGACTGAAGATAATCCTTATCCTCAAGTAAATGTTTTCCGTTATACTGTTTCTCTTCCTAATTTTCAAAAACTATCCACCGAAGAAGAACTATACCAAAAAGCTGAACTTAAATATCTTCTTATTAAAAAAATAGAACGTGCTATGAAAGAAATTGCTATTGATTGTCCTCTTAACTATAACGGTAATATTACACGTGAAGAACTTGAAGAATTTAATGAATGTGTCCCTCCTGAAAATAATAAAGAAAAAAATAAATTAATATGTCCTGCTACTTGTGATTATACTAAATGTGATTATCGATGCGGTGATAAATCATTAGAATTAAAATATTATGATCGTACTACAAATTTTTATAAGAAAATTCCTAAAGATAATCTTGATTATTCTACATTTACTACCAAATTAGCTCGTGCTGAAATTGATACTGCTAAAGATATTATTAAAGAATTATATCGTTTTCAATATGTATATACATTGGATGAAATAACTAAGAATATTTTAAAGAGTTATCCAGAGGATAAGAAGGATATGTTGGATTTATTTTTTGTATATCAAGCATTGGATGAATTAATACCAATTACTGAAAATGATTTTAATAATTTTAAAGATACTATTTATGATAAATATAGTATTGCCGGTTATATAATTTATCGCAATAAATATTACATCTTTCAACCCTTTAATGAAAATGAAGATACTCTTATGTACTACCGTAGTAATTATATTTCTGAATTAAATCATGAATTAAGTGTATATGAATATATGACTACTAATACCAAAATAAAAGAAATATTAGAAGCTACTGAATTAAAAAAACCGACAAAAGAACCGTATAAATATACTATGGAATACTATGATGAACGTACTGATAATTTTGTTGTTGGTGTATTAGATTCACATCATGGTGAAGATGTATTTAAATTACGCGAACAACGTCAAATTCATATGGAAGAAAGAAAGAAACATAGAATTGGTACTGCTTCTGTTAAAGGTGCAATATGTCAAACTGCCAAAGAAAAGGATGAACTAATTGATCTTGCGAAAAAAATAGGTGTAAAACAAATTACATCTAAAACAGCAAGTAGAATGGGATTATGTGATATTATTAAAAATAGATTAATGTATTTAGAAAAATATGGAGACGATAATAAAGTTTATATGATAATACCTAATAATCATCCTACATATCAATTTCCACTACGATTATCTGATAGAGTAGAATATATAAATAAACTAGTTAGTCGTATATTATTTACTAATGTTATCTTTGAAAAGAAGAAACAAGATAATGGTATATTTGAAGGTCTCCGCGATATATCCCTACCAAGATACTCTATCAAATTTAAACATGTTCCAGACTACCTTAAATACCAAGATGAACTACAAAAATTAGATTTTGAGCTAAAAGGTGATTACTGGCACTCTATTATTGAATAAAAAATTTGATAATGATATAATATTGAAACCTAGATAAATAGAAAAAGATTATATTAACAAATATAATGGCAAACATTCTGGTAAACCCATACGTTATCCGTGAAGTAGGTACAAAGATATCTATCCTCCCCACTCAACTAGACTTTAACCTTTATAAAAATCTAAAAAATAATCTTATTAATAAAGTTGAAGGTAAAAATATCAAATTAGGTAATGTTATTCGAGTACATAGAATTAGTGATTATAGTAATGGTTATATAGATACTAATAACTTTAGTGGTACTGCTATTTATGATATTAAATATATTGCAACCTTATGTATTCTTATTGATCAAAAACAAATTATTGTCAAAGTCAATATGCAAACTGAAGAAAATAAAGGTATTAATATTAAAGAATTAAAAGCTATCCGATGCGAAAATGGTTGTATTGATTGTATTATTATGACTAATCTTATTGATATGCAAAAATTTCAAATTAATGTTGATGGTACTATCTCCTATAAAGAAACTGGTAATCCTATTATGCATAATGATTATCTTAAAGTAACTATACAAAATAAGCAAATTAATGCTGGTGCTAATCGTATTATGATTTTGGGTTATTTGAATGATATCGCTACAGCTAAAGAAGTTGAAGCCTCATTTAACCCACCTTCTGATGAAACTATGCAGGTAAAATCAGGTATTGATATTAATGAGGAAGAAATTATTCAAGTTTTTGAATAATCTTGTATTTGTTTTAATTGTTTTATTTGTTTAAATTTTAAAAAAGATTTAAACAATCATTAGATAATATTATTAGTATTCGGTGAACCAAAAAAATGGATATTTTAGATGATGATAACATATTTAGACGTCGAAGTCTATACTGTCTTAACTGTGGACGTAAAGGACATATTGGAAAAAAATGTAAGGACCCCCCTACAAGTTATGGTATTATATGTTTTAATCTTGTAGAGGATTATACAATATATCAGAGGATATTAGAATCAAAGTATAATCGTTTCCCAAATGCAACAGTTAATAATATTAATATGTTTTGGTTTAACAATAAAAATAAGAATATAAGAGAAGATGTCGATAGTATAGTAGAAATATTAAAAACAAAAATAAGATTTTTACTTATTAGACGTAAAAATAGTCTTGGTTTTATAGAATTTATGCGTGGTAGATATGATACCAGTAATAATGATACTATTGTACATTTAATTGAACAAATGACTCATGAAGAAAGACAAATGTTGATTGATGAACCATTTGATAATGTATGGGTTACATTATGGAAAAATACTAGTCGAAATAAATTATATGAAAAAGAATATCAACTGTCTCTACAAAAGTTTCAAGAGGTTGATAAAAATATTATCACTAATACATTCCCAAAATATGATATTCCTGAATGGGGATTCCCTAAAGGTAGACGCAACTATTATGAAAAAGATGTTGAATGTGCACGTAGAGAATTTAATGAAGAAACTGGATTAGATGACAGAGATGTTACTATCTTAGATCGCATTTACCCCATATCTGAAATATTTACTGGTACTAATATGGTTAAATATAAACATGTATATTTTTTAGGTACAACATCATGTCTAAAAACTGTAAAAGCTGATACTAGTGAAATTCAAAAACAAGAAGTAGGTGATATTGGATGGTTTACATATAATGAAGCTATTAAACGAATCCGTCCATACCATACTGAACGAAAAAAGCTTATGGATGATTTTTTATATTTTTTAGCTTTTAATATTAGGTACTATCGAGAACATTTTGTCACCTAATAGTATAATACTATCGAGAACATTTTGTCACCTAATAGTATAATACTATCGAGAACATTTTGTCACCTAATAGTATAATGATTAATAAAGAAATATTTGAATTTATTAAAGGCGGAAATAATGAGAAAGTACTACAAATATTAAATAATAACACATTTGATGTAAATCTTCGAGATGAACAAAATAATTATCTTATCCAATATGCTGTTTTATTTAATATGAATAATGTTGTTTCACATTTAATAAAATTAGGTAGTAAATTGGATGTTCTTGATACTGAAGGACATACAATTACATATAATGCCATTAAATACAATAATATAGATGTATTACAATTATTATTAACATATGATATTCATTCAATAGGTATTCAATTAACTGATTTTCAAGATGATAATGGTAATACACCCTTACATTATTCTATTATGTTTGATAATTTAGCTGCATTTAATTTATTATTACCTAAATCAAATGTAAATACACGGAATAATCAAGAAAATAATGCATTACATTTAACACTTCAATCAAATAACTATCAAAATAATGAAAAATTAACTCGGCAATTATATTATATAACTGCTCTTATAACTGCAAATATAAATACAACACATAAAAATAGTAATAATTTGACACCTTTTCATATTGCAGCTCAAAATAATAATAATGATGTTATGAATTTATTATTACAAAAAAATGTATCAGTTGATGTTTATGATGAAAAACATAAAACACCACTAATGTATTTAATAGAAAACCAGAATATAGATATAATAAAACAAATATTACCACAAACAGTCAATAATCAAGATGTATTCGGTAATAATGCTCTACATTACGCATTCAATATCCAAAATCCTGAAATTTCTTATATAATTATACCTCATATTACTAGACCAAATCAAGTAAATTTAGAACAAATGACTCCATTACATATGTTGTTATCAAAAGATATTAATATATCAAGTTATCCAATTAAAGAACTATTGGATAAATGTAATGTTAATATTCAAGATATAAATGGTAATACTATAATACACCTCCTCGCATTGAAAGATCAATGGGAACTATTTGATGAAATACTTGTTCGCAAAAAATTAGATATTAATATTAAAAATACTAATAATGAAACTCCATTAGATATTGTACCATCTAAGAAAGCATTTATATCATTAGTCACACTTAGCTACTTCAATCGTCTTCAAAATAAAAACAAAATATGGTTAGAAAAATGGGAAAATCAATGTAATGCTATTAAAGAAAAAGTACCAAAATCTAAAGATGAATGTTTAAAAATTATAGAACAAAACATCAAAAGGCATTCATATCCTTTTTCAGCAAACAAATATTGTGTAAATATAGATGAAATAGAAAAAATTAAAATGACAACTTTTACTGGTACTACTATTGATATTGTAGCAGGATGTTTATTATTAGATACACCGACATCTTTAACCAAAGATTTTGTACATAATATTGAAATAGAAAAATATTATGAAGAACTTGGCTATGTGAGGAATATAGATACTGAGTTTACCAACTTTGAAATTATGTGGATTAGAAATCGTTTATTTTTTCCGACTAATATAACACAAATATTGACAACATTTCAAAAAAGTAATCATAGATTTTTAATGATTCCTTTAGGAATTGAACTATCACATGGTGGTCATGCTAATATATTAATTTATGATAAAACTAATAAAACAATAGAACGATTTGAACCTAATGGATCAGATCCACCTTATGAATTTTATTATCGACCTCTTGTATTAGATGCTGCATTAGAATCATATTTTAAAAAATATATTAATGCTGAATATATTCGACCTCAACAATTCTTACCTAAAATTGGATTTCAAAGTTTAGAATACTTTGATATTAATAAAAATATTGGTGATCCAGGAGGATTCTGTGTAGCATGGTGTATATGGTATGCTTTGCAACGAATTAAATACCCTGATCTTACACCCCAAAAATTAGTTAAAAAATTAATTTCCAATATCAAAATTAAAAATATTAAATTTAGAGATCTTATTAGAAGCTTCTCCGAAAAAATAACATCTATTCGTCAATTACTATTGCAAAATATAGATATCAATGACTGGATTAATAATACAGTAACTGAAACAGAAATAAAACTAGTTATCGAGAACGTACGAAAAAAATTAAAATGAATATCATAATAGCCAAAATTATAATACAATAAGGAATTATATTAGATGTATTATATTGTTGATTATAAAATTGTAATACACTTTTAATATCACGTGGTGATGTACCATTCCATATACGAATTTCATTATGTAGCGTATTAAACCAAATTAAAAATTCATCTTTATTACTAACATCAGTTAAAGGATGAGACTTGATATATTCATCAAAATGAATACGGCACTTGGCACACGGCAATACCGCTCCTAAATTGCTAAAAAAAGATTTATATATTTGGAGGTTATCATTATTTATACTTATAATGATAGAATCTAGGAAGAACCAAGCATGTGGACCCCAAATTTTTGGATTTAAATTAATTGTCATACTGTTAATTTATGTTAAGATTTTATTTGTGTAAGGATATCAGGTTCGTTTTCCATATTATATGTTATATGAAGAAATTCTCCATATGGTGATAATATATTATGTTTAGACTTTGTAAATGTATAATTAATACCATTAATATTTTGTGCTTTTGAACCACTTATATTAATTTTATTTAGAGGAAATCCTTTGGTAAAAGCATTTATTATATTTTCCTCTATATTGTCACTTCGTTTAATATCTATTAAAGATCCAAATTTTAATTTACGACATTTTAATGGTATATATGTCATATTTCTTACAAATGATCTTGTAAAGGATAAAATATTAGTTTCTGTTATATTAGTCTTCCCTTTCAAATATGCTATTAATGCAGTATCATCATAATTGAATTCTGGTACAATATCATCGATATCTGTATTTGTATGAAGACGTAGAAACTCATCTCGAGATATTGGTATCTTATTCCACATATTAATATCACCCTTTTTCTCCATATAATTACGTACCCATGTATTGTATTTATTAACTGAACTAGTATCTATTGTAGTTGAAATTGGTGTCTTCTTCAGTAATCTATAAAATCTTTTACTCAAATTCCATAACTGAATAATTTCACTTTGATTTGGTAAATGTAATTTAATTAATTTTTGGAAATTATTACTACGTAACATTATCAAAATACATAATACTTCATTAAGACACTTGTATGAATATGCAAAGTATAATGTGCGTATTAAAGAAAATGTCATCATTTCAGCCTCATTTTCATTCTGAAAGTTTCTTAACTCATCTAGTATAACTTGATAAGTTGTATCACGGATATTATTAGTAATTAATCCATAAGATTCTGCTACGTATTTAAATATATCCATTTTAGATGTATTACCTTTAATAATCATACCTAAACTATTTCTATCAATAGTATCTTCACAAGGATGTATAATATAAAAAGAACCTGATTTATCCAATATAGTATTTATATCATACTTGGAAAGTAATTTGTACATTGCAATTGTAAAATCATCATCACATATTGCATATTTTTTCTTAACTTGCTTACGAGAATTATCAGTATACATGTAATAAATGTATCCATCACTTGTACGACCTACACGACCTCGTCTCTGTAAACGACTTGTATCTGATATTGGTATCACCTCTAATTGTGTATATCTTTTAATAGGATCGTAATATACATGATTATAATATCCAGTATCAATAACATACATTAAACTATCTATTGTAATCGATGCTTCTGCAATATTTGTTGCTACTATAACTGCTTGAGTATAAGTTTGACGATTATCTCTTTTAACTTCATCTCCATTTATTACTTCTACTAATTTGCTTCTATCAAAATTAATTTTATCCCAGTTAGATGATATATTAGTTATAATTTTAATCCATTCTGGAGCTAGTTCTCTAAAAAATGGTAATGCTATAGTATGAGATGGTAATTTTTCATTTAATTCCTTTATAATTTCCATAATATCCTTTTTTCCTACTGAGAAGAATAAGATGTCTCCTTTCTTATTCTTGTTGGTTATTTCTATTGTTTTTGCAATACCTAAATTTTGTGCCTCGTCATAATCCTTAGGATTTTTTAATAAAAAATTATCATATAAATTATAACGTGATGGTTCAAATGGTGGTGCTAAATGTACACGCTTATCTACTACATCTATTGAAGATAGATTTTTATAATATCTACGATAAATTTGTTCATCGTCTTCCATTGTTGCACTTGTTATAACCAATCTTAATGTAGGATTTTTATACATATAATCTTTCATTAATGTCAAAATTAAATCCATATTACGATTATGTTCATGAGCTTCATCTATAATTATTATTTGTTCTTGTATTTTATCCTCTCCTAATAGTTTTTCAAATAAGAGACCATCAGTTACTTCACGAATATAAGTTGTATTATTATTAATTTTTGACCTATCAGTTTGAGATTGATATTGTATATAAGTATCAAATGAATTAACATCAATATCTATTGATTTAGAATATTGTTTAATAGGAACACCCATCTCCGTGGAAATAAATACAGCATTTTCTCTAGTAGGAATCGTACGAGGTTGTGTAGATGTAATTTTAGGTATACTAATAAGATCAAAACAACGTAAACCATAGTGTAATAATTTAGGTATTTGAGTTGATTTACCTTGACCAGTTGCACCAGTTATTAACATTAAACGATTATTTAAAAAACAATGATACATATTTACTTGGAATAACCAATCCATAGAATAGTATGCATACCAAGATGAACCATTTAACATATATTCAAAATATGATACCCTTTTACCATTTTTATCATATAATATTAATTCACTATATGGTTTACCTGTCAGATAATAATAAGCATTTTCATATTGATATATATTCTTTTTTAATGCTTTCTTAATTGTTACACTCCGAATATCAAAATCATCTCCTACATATTTGTAATCAGTTAAATACTTGTTAGGAATAAATTGTGAAAATAATCCATGACATATGTGCGATTCAAATACTACATTTAACAAATTTGAACGAACAAAATTATTAATTGCTACATTTAAAGCTGGTAAATTATTATTAAATTTTGTTCCATAAGTAGCTCTAATAACATTATTTAAACTTACATCTTCATTTTTAATGATATTAATGATATTAGCAATAACATTATCTTGTAATTTGTGAGCAATATCGTCTTGATCATTTCTCTTGCAAATAAACTTGGCAAAATTATAAAAGTTTTTATATGAAAAATAATATGTATTACCACTAATATTAATATTGTCCCAATTAGGCTTTGTATATAAAATTGATTTACCATACCATGTTAATTGAAATTCTTTAATAGTATCATGTAAATACTCAAATAAACGTGATAAAGGTACATCTTTACAAAAATTTAAATATATATCTTTGTTATCAATACTATCATCATCTTCATCAGCTTCTAATCTTATATTTCTTTCTGGGAAATTGATATTATATTTTCTTGAATAATGTAATAAAATTGACTTGAGAAAATGATATTTTTTATCTCCTTCTTCTGTTGATAAATTAGCCTCTTGTTGTAAACTTTGCCACTTATACATTATAGTTTGTTTAGAAGGTACATCATCTAAATTACGATATATTTGTAAATATTGAATAGGAAAGTATTCATCTAAAAGATTGTAATATAACATAGGACGAGTATTTGAAACAAAGACTACCTCATATAATAACCATTTAAGATGAATTACATCTTGATATAAGAATTTGTTAAGTGTATTGTATATATCATAGAAGTGTATACCATGAAAAGGTTCTTCAATAGATAGATTATCCAAAATATTTTGACTATATTTCCAAGCTGATGTTTCTTTATAATTATTAATAGTCATAGGAACAATATTAATCCAGTTAATAAATAGCTTATTAGAGACAATATCAATTGTTTTTTTTAAGAGTTGTACATTTGATGTAATATTATCCAATGAAAAAGAAGTATGATCAAAACTGTAATTAGAAATTGTTGGAAGAATAAAATCTTCAAGTGATTTTATCAAATGATTTTTATTTTCTGTGTAAGGAACTATACTTTTTAATAAAGCTACGATATCACGGTTGTTATTTTGTGTAAATTGATTTTTTAATTCAGAATTAAGGTGAAATCTAGAATTGATGTGTCTTGTAAGGTCATATATATGATTTCTTAAAAATTCAATATGTATAGGATTTAAATTTGGTATAAATGTAGTAATTGCCTTATTAATAATTGTATCTTGGAGGTCCATTAATATATATACTCATTATTTTTTCTGCTATTTAATTAATGACTTCGCGCACACTAACAATAGAATTTACACAACTAATTTTACTATTATGTTTAGTAGGATACACCGTATGGATTTGGTCTAAATCACTAAATAGTTGTTCTAATAATTTTTCTGAAAAATATTTAGCTCTTCATACCCAATATACAACATTATTAAAAGAACATAATAAGAATAAACAATTTATGTCTAGTCTTGGTAATACCAAGGTTAAACATATTAATGAAATTGATGTTGATGATTTTGATATCGATCTAGATTTAGATTTAGATAACTACTAAAGTACTTTATCTCCTAGCATAATGTTATGCTCTACATTTGCCTCATCCAATTGTTCATAAACTGGATTATCAACTAGATTTGGTTGCTCTGATACTGGCTCCATTGTAGGTTCAACTACTGATTCAGCAACTGGCTCAACTACTGGTTCAACAACTGGCTCAACAACCGGTTCAACAACCGGTTCAACTACTGGCTCTACTACTGGTTCAACAACTGGTTCAACAACTGGTTCAACTACTGGTTCAACTACTGGTTCAACTACTGGTTCAACTACTGGCTCTACAACTGGTTCAACAACTGGTTCAACTACTGGTTCAACTACTGGTTCAACTACTGGTTCAACTACTGGTTCAACAACTGGCTCGACAACTGGCTCTACTACTGGCTCGACAACTGGCTCGACAATTGGCTCGACAATTGGCTCAATTACTGGCTCAGCAACTAGATTGATATCAGAGTTTAGAGTAGATTGTGTTGTGATAGTTGTAGCTTGTACAAAACGTAAAAGTTCAAGATTACGGAACATTGATAATATTGAATAGATAATTTATTTGCAAAAAAATACTTAAACAATATATAAGTTTAAAATATAAAAATGGACAGACGAGAAGAATTACGTCAAAAGTTACGTTCTAAAATAAATGAAAAGCGACAGAAGCAACCTTCAAAGCAGGAAATTCAAAGAATTAAAAAAGATATTACAAAAGAATATAATGAAGTAATGAAAGATGACCGCATTAAACCAGAAATGATATCTCTTTATACTGATGCTATGCGGGCTTTTCCTAAAGCTAATATGCCTAATCCAAAGGTTATTTTAGATGACGCAGAACATTATAAAAAAGAGTATGGTAAATATGTACTGAATATTATGACCCAAGCGAAGACAAATGGATGGGGTGTAGAAAAAATTAAAGATATGCTCAATAATACATATACACGCTATATGACAAATGTTTTAGATCTACCTTCATTACCATCATTTGTTAAATAGTACATATAGTTTCTTTACTAATTGAATCATAATTCAAACATGCTGCAAATATTAACCATATTAAATAAGGTACCATTAAACGTGTAATTATATTAGGAGCAAAACGTAGTATTTGTATAACTGAACCTATGAGAACTCCCATTATGAGGAATGCAGGACCTAGTTTTTTCTTTCCAAAATATAAATAGCACCAAAAAACATTATATATAAGATTTACAATAAAAAGATAAATTAGAGTCTTATTATTAGATTGAATAGCAATACCAAAAGCATATGCAATAAAAATATAAAGGATGGACCATACAATAGGGAAGACATAAGATGGTGGAGTAATATTAGATTTTATACATTGGTACCATTCAGAGTTAACACCTTGACGGGTATAATATGAACCAAGATAACTAGTCATTGCTACAGCTATAGTTGAAATAACAAATGGATTCATTTAAAAAATTGATATATTATAATCTTGATAATATATCATTTAATATTAATTTAAAATGGTTTACAAGTTAGCGTCAATAACAGAATTACTACAACTAATACATCCTAATTTAAAAATTAAAAATGATTCAGTAATGATGTTAAATAATATGATATCTGATCATATTTTACATGATCTAATAGTAAATAATAATATTCTAACTGTTGATATTATTAAAGCACATATACTTACTATTACAAATGATAAACTTTTACAAGATCATGCTTTTAATGAAATAAATAAAAGCTTGACTAATTTAGGTTTAAATTTAACTTTATTAAAACAAGATACTATCGATATAATAAATGAAAAATATGGAATCAGTGTAAATGAAGATAATGTGGTAACAGCTATTACAACTTTAATTGAATATATACTTGCTGAAATATTGGAATTGAGTGGAAATATAACAATATCTAATAGACGTGTATATGTTACAAAATATAATATCATACAATCAATTAAAGACGATGAAGCATTAAATGATTTATTTAAATAAAAATACTAGAGATAAATATTATAAATCAATTTAAAAGAAAAGTATAGAATACGTATAAGAAGAAATATAAAGGGAAATATGAGTAAAAAAAGGAATTATATAAATATGGAATTACCACCACCTGTTATAAAGGAAAAAAAATTAACACCAGAGGTGAAGACATTAGATGATATGATTGAATTAGGTAAATCATATAATATTAATACAGCGGATAACTATGTAATTGATGTATATAAATTGTATAAAATTACAAATTCCTTAGAAAAATTAAAAAAATTAATTGGTATGAAAAAGGTCAAAGATGCAGTTGTTGGACATGTATTATTTTTTTTATCAAACCTTCAAGATGCAAATCAAGATATGTTACATACTGTTATTGAGGGACCACCTGGAGTTGGTAAAACATTACTTGGACGAATTATTGGAGAGATATATTATAATTTAGGTATTATTCAAGCACCAATTGCCCAAGCACAACCACGTCGAGTAGATGATGATAATAGTGAACAACCTCGTAAACGTCGTCGAAGGAATGATATGATATTTATTGTAGCTAAACGATCTGATCTTATTGCAAAATATCTAGGTCAAACTGCTATTAAAACACAAGAAGTAATTAATAGTTCATTAGGTGGTGTTTTATTTATTGATGAAGCTTATAGTCTTGGTAATAGTGAAAAATCAGATAGTTTTTCTAAGGAATGTATTGATACTATTAATCAAAATCTATCTGAAAAGAAAAATCAATTATTATGTATTATTGCAGGATATAAAGATGCACTGGATAAAAGTTTTTTTTCATATAATGAAGGACTAACAAGACGATTTCCATTTAGATATATTATAGAAGAATATACACCAGATGAACTAATACAAATGTTTGAAAAAATGATAATAGAAATTGGTAATGGATGGGAATATAATGGATCTAAAACAGAACTAACTAAATTTATGACAAATAACTATGACTATTTTCCTAATTATGGTGGCGATATAGAAACTTTTATATTAAATGTTAAAATAGAACATGCTAAACGTGTGTATTGTTTAGATGAAAAGGAAAGAAAGAAAATTAATATGATTGATGTTACAAATGCATTTACTCAATATAAAACTAATAAGAAAATTAAGCCTAAGGAAGACAAAACATCAGCTGAAATGATGTACATTTAATTGTTAGTAAACTAACAACCAAACATAGGGTACATATAATATAAAATTATATGCAGGGTATATTTAATTGTTAGTAAACGCAAAGTATATTTAATATTAAATTAAACATAATAAATGATTATAATAATAATCATTTATAGTAACTAATTATATTTTTTTTATAGAGTTATACCACGAGATAGTAGTAATTTTTCTTCTAATTCTCTAATACGAATCATAGAGAATATTTTTTCATCTTTCATATGTATTTCCATATTTTTAATTTCAATATCTTTTTGTAATTGAAGTATATCATTTTTATGATAGATATCTTTCAGCTCAAGGTCTTTTTCAAGATCTTTAACTTTTTGTATCAAATCTTTAACATGACCAGCATATAAAAATGATATATTAGAGTATTGTTTTTTTACTAAATCCATATGTTCATTTCTTATAATAACAAGTTCACTTCGAGAATCATATTCAAGTTTCATATTTAGAGTATTAAAAAATGAACGAATATATGATTCACCTTCAGATATATACTGTGGATCAATAAAACTATAATACTTGAGTCTGAGAGATACACCTTTTATTTTACCATAATCTGCTTGATGTTGTTGAGTTCGTGAGACCAAATCTTTAGTCATACCATATTTATAAATCACCATATTATCATCATATATCATATCTATATTCATTGTTTTGCGCAGGTCTTTAACTGTACCTAATGCGAATAGATATACACATGGAATTGTTGATGCACTCTTTTTAAATACTTCTCGCACAGCATCAACTGTTACACCCAGCACATCGCTTACCAATATTTGTTTCTGTTCCTTTGTTCCCATCTGCAGAGTAAAGAGTTTTTCTGTTGCCCAATCTTGAAACTGTTCAGCATTACCACTACGCGAACAAAATAAAACACGAAGCATACCTTTGTAGGTAAGGTAAATATATTTTTTTACTTGATTTTTTTGCTGACTATCTTTATTTACATTTGTAAAGAACTTGTAATGTATTTCCTTTTGATAACCATATTCAATATGCTGTAAAGTTGTACTTAAATTACTCATATTAAACCCCTTCTCAACATCTTTAACCTTAAAATAACACTTTTTAGAATCACGTTCACCGCGCACCTCAATATCTAAAATATTACCATTAATATCTTTGAACTTTTCATGTTCCTCTAGATAAAGAACATTTGGTGCCTCCTCGTATTCATACTTAATATCATCCTTATTAATTACCATCTTGGGTACATTTTCATATACCCAATCAGCTTTTAAAAGTAGTTTACCCTTGGGGTAATCTGCCGAACAGCTCTTCCATCCACTTTTATGTTTTGACCCCCATTTAAAATTGTAAGGATCTATATTTTTACGTTCTATAATCTTACGAACACCTCGAGAACACCCATAAAAAAATATAGGATCATATTCCTTCAAATCATCCGCATTATATACCTCGAAACTATCAAATATAAATGACAATGGTTTTATTTTATCTACCATATTGAATAAGTTAACACTATATTATAATATAACTAAATTATTTAAATAGTTTTAATTTTTATATTAAACTACATTTATTAGTTTTATTTAAACTACATTTATTAGTTTTATTTAAACT